CAACTAGATTGCTACTCAAAATTTGTAAGGTTCCATCCGAGTATATGTTGTCTCCACCTCCTTCTGGAGACAAAATACCATTTTCTGCACCAGATTTTACCAAATCCCGAAATTCTTGTCCACTTTCAGGATATCCCAATCCACGGATCCAGTTCTGGATTTCCATATAATTTTCTAAATTTTCATCAACAAGAAAACGAAGACTTAAATCACCAAACTCAATTTTATCTCCTGGTGTTGGAATATCTTTTAAGTACGATGGTTGTACTGCCAGTCCTAAATTTAAATCAGGTATATTTGCCTGATTGCAAAAGAATGCAACTCTTGGACTTCTTTTCAAACTAAATTTAAATCCAGTTGGTGATAGAAAATTTCTATTCTCTATCTGCGACGATCTTGCCATTTTTTCTAATTATTTAGATAAAAAAAGGGGTCCTTTCGGACCCCCCATAAAATCTTTGTGAGAAAGACTCACATGAGATTCTTAACAGCAACACGTCTGTAGTAGCGGTTAGCGTTAACACGCAGGCGACCAAGACCTTGAGTTGTTCCTTCAGCGAATGGGTTGGCAACAATACCATAACGGGTCTTGAAGCCGATTTTTGGCTGGAAGGAGTTCTCACCAACGGCACGAACCATTTGGAGAGGAACATAAGGACAATAGAAGAGTCCAGCGTCATAAGGGGAAGAACCCTTATAACCAACAACGTAATACTGGTTACCGTTTGCAGCGTTACCTGAGGTGAGGTTTGCAGAATAAGGATCGATATAAACACGATACTTACCTTGCAGAACACCAGCGAAGGTGTTACCAGTGTCGTCAACGTTGAGGTTTGCGTTGAGTGCAGGGGTGTAGTCGAGAACACCAGCCATGGTCAGTGCTGAAGCAACGTCAGCAGAGCACATGATGATGTTGCCCTTTCCTCTACGAGTTCTTTGTGCGATTGCGTTAGCGTCGCGCTCGATTTGGAATAGAAGACCCTTGAACTTCTCAACAGACCAACGACCGTTTGAATCAACGTCGAGGTCGAAGATACCAGCAGTTGCGGTGTTTTGTGCAGCACCTTGCTCAGCAATCTTGTAAATGGTTCTGATAACTTCGCGGTTGATTTCAGCAAGAATCTCAGTTGAGAGAATGTTTGCTAATTCCGCTTCAGCATTCAGACCGTGGATTGCCTTGAGGTCCTGAGCGAGTTCTAGTGAGTACTCAGCTTTCAGAGCTCTTGACTTAGCGGTAACAGTGACTTTCTCGATTGAGAATGCCATCTGGTTGAAGGCATCAGAAGTGGTGCCGTCAAGATTCTCAGCAGCGTCAGTACGCATACCCTGACCAACCTTATAACCGGTTGATGATGCAGTTGCAACAGGGTTGAGAACTGCAGGGTTGCTTCCTAGACCACCAAAACCAGTTGTACCAAGACCAGCATTAGCATCGGAGAAACCATCGGTCTCGTCGAAGCCAGCGTCTTGTCCAGAGAATGAAGAATCTACTTCATCGTAGAATGCTTCAGTTCCGGTCTGGCTGGTGTAGCGTGAACGCATTGCGAAGATGAGTCCAGTAGGACCACTCATTGGCTGAACACCTGCGAGGTCATAAGCGACCAGGTTAGGCATTGAGCGTCTGATCAGGGAGATCAGAACAGGATCGAAACCTGCAGTGGTGGTGTCTCCACCAGCACTGGTGAAACCGCCGTTACCAACTGCATTAGTTGGAGCTTCGGTTAGGAATGAACCTGAGGTTGCGAAAGCATTTTGCTCACGCAGGAATTTTTCTTGGTTTTCTAGCAGGACTGCGGTTACCGCCTTACGATGGGAATCTTTGATTGGATCAAGACCCTCATAGTTGAGGAGAGGTGCCCACTTTTCCTGCAGATGCTCTGATTGGAACATTTGCGTTTACCTTTGTTTGTGGATGTTTTGTTTGAATTATATTAAATTCAATTATTTGCTAATAGTACCTAGTGTTCTGAGGTATCTTTCCATTGTACCTGAATGAATTTCAGGCGTAACGTCTACTCCCTCAGAAAGCGATTCGGATTTAGCAGTAGGAGCTGCGGTCTTAGAGGCAAAATATGACTCTTTTAGCATCTCCAGTTTTTCACGATATTCTTCTTCACTTTCAAACTCAACACTTTCGGCAAGTGAAGCGAGTTTCTCTTTCTGAGTCTGTGCAAGACCTTCAGAGACTTGATCTAAGATTCCTTCAGCAACCGACTCTGCGAGACGCTTGTTTAGGGAAACGTTTTTCTCAATTTGCTCGTTGAGTTTTGTCTCCATTTCATCAAGTTTTTCTACCATGCTCTCAAGAACATCATATTTATCTTCAGGGATTGATACATAATGTGCTTCAAAAAGTTCCTTCATACCTGAGAGGAAACTCTCAGTTACTTCGGTCTTAAGTGCGTGCTCGATAACAAGTGCATTCTCATTGAACCACTCGTCTGAAACATACTCTAGGTATGAATCAACACGCTGGGAAAGTGCTTCCTTAATTTCTTCTACTTCCTCGGTTAGAGCAGCAGCATACTGCTCTTCTAGTTGTTCCTTAATTTCAGAAACTTTAGAATTGATAGCTGCTTCGAAGATTGTTTTTGCTCTTTCCTTGAACTCTTCAGAGAGTTCTTCGCCACCTAGAAGGGCATTTACATCCTCTTCTAAGTCATACTCTTCTTCTACAACTTCCTCTTCTTCTTCACCTTCTTCTACTTCGGCATCTTCGAGTTCTACTTCCTCTTCGTCCTCTTCAGACTCAAGGATTACATCTTCATCATCGAGTTCCTCTTCTTCCTTCATGCCCTTCATTGCTTCTGCAGGCTTTGCACCCTTGTTTACTACATCTCTAACTTGCTTGAGTGTAGCACCAGGGGTCTTCAGCTTTGCAGAATCATCGTCAGACTTGTAGTTTTCTGGTGTAGGACCGCCAAGATCTTCCCAAGAACCAGTTTGACCATCAGGGATATTGCCTGAAAGTTTTGGCATTGCTTCTGCTGCTTTTGCTCCAGCATTAACAGCAGTCTTGGATGGTTTAGTGCCTACTTCCATTTCTTGTAAATTGTTACCACGAGACATTTGAACTCTCCGATTTTCCTGTATAAAATCTATATTTATTTATAAATTAACAAATTACAATGAATTTAAGAACTCATTGAAAATTGAAAGTTTGTACTCTTCTAGAACATTTTGATCTACAAGAGTATTAATTTTGTTCTTAGTTTGTTCAGCGAGTCTTTCACGAAGAATTCCTCCTTCCCAAACCCACTCTTTTCCTTCCATAATTCCCTGAACAAAAGCGTCAGGTGCAGATGGATCAGCAACAATGTCAGCAGCAGTTGCAAGCATAAAATCTTCACCGACTTCAGAATAACCTTCTTTAGTTGGTCTCAATGATCCAATACCACGAGAAGAAACTCCAAGAGTAACTCCATCTTTTAATAGAGACTCTGCAATTTTACCCATTGGTGTGGATAGAATTTGTGCTTTACCGATAAAATCATTTCCCTTTTGTTCTAGTGAAATAATTTTATGAGATACTCTATCCAGGTTAATGGTTGGACCTTCTGGGTGTCCTAGTTCACCTAGAGCACGACCTTTAGAAATATACTGCTCCGCATATCTCTTAACCTCACGCTCCATCACATCACGGCGATAAACTCTACCGTTACGATTTTGTTGTTCGGTTTGTAAAAAAGGTCCTTGAATGAATAGAACTTTCTTACCGTTTTTTTCTTCGGTAATAACTTCTACCTTTTCGATTTCTTCTCTAATTAGTTTCATTGAGAAACTCCTACTCTTGCTACTTTAATAGTTCCACTACCCAAGTAATAAATGGAATCTTCTGGATGCTTTTCAATAGTTTCAACAGTACTGTTTAATAGTGTTACAGATCCAATTCCAGCATAACTGGCATTTTGCACAAATAGAACTGCAGATGCTCCAGAGTTGTTGACAACTCTAACAAATCTTGCACTGTTTACAGTTGTTGAATTGCCAATACCAGGGGATAATGTATTTTCACCAGCAGAAACGATTATTCTTGACATTGCTATAAAGATTTTTTATTTTATAATAGTTATTTATAATTTACTCTTCCCCGTCAGAATCTTCTTGGTCACCGAAGATGTCTGATGCTACAATAGGACGAAAATTATCAATTTTTTCTGCAGATTTTGCAAAAAGTAGTTCTTTAATTTTGTCACTAATTTGAGATGGAGATTCATCGGTGACAATCATATCTAAAAGTTCTTCCATTTTAATTAATTAAAACACTAACGTTGTATTTATATTTCCCCACCCTTGGGGATACTTGGAGCTTCAGTTGCTTTTCCTTGGGATTCTAGATCAGGTTCCATTACTGGAGCACCCAAATCTGCTCCCGCTGAAGCATCAATTGGCATTCCAGTTTCTGGATCAACTGGTTGTGATGGGTCTGGAATTATACCATCTTTGATTTCTTTTTTGATGAGAGCATCTTGCTCAAGGATTTCTTCATCTGTTTGGCGAAGAACATTTCTTCTCAGATAATCTTGAGAGAAATATTTGCCAACATATGGTTCTGCTGCTGCAACCATTGTTAGTCTTTCATTCAGCAACTCCGCATCTTTTAGTTCTGAGAAGTGATTGTCATAAATGAAGTCATATTGAATATGCTCACTCATTACCTCCCAATCTTCTGGGGTAATAATGTTTTTGAGAATTAATTGAGTTCTCAACATATCATTGAACATATTTGAAAATCTCTTTCTCAAACGTCCAACAAACTTGGTGAATTTCAGTTCATCTCTTAAAATTTCTGATGAACGACCTAGATTGAATCCACCTTCTCCATCCATTCTTGATGGTGGAACATTTAAAGAGCGATATAATTTCTTCTTGAAATATTCAATATCTGTGATTTCACCTAGATTTTGACCACCTGGTAGAGTTGTGATCTCAGTTCCTCTACCACCTTCACGACGAGGAAGCCAGAAATCTTCAAGCATACTCATATATTTTTTGTCATCACGAATCTCACCTGTATTTGCATCATACACAAGTTTATTGCGATAACGCATCATAACATCACGGAGGTATTGCTCTGCTTTTACCTTTGGAAGATTGCCTACATCAATATAAAAAATTCTACGTTCTGGTGCGCGTGACAATCTGTAGATTACCAAACTATCTTCAATCATTCTCAATTGATTGAGAGATTTGATTGCCTTGTGAAGATATGATAGAGTATGTCCTTTATTTCTATCTACCAATCCTGAGGTGCAATAAGTAATTGAATCTTTTGCGATTTTAATTCCTTGACTTGCCCCAGTTTGAGATGGATTTGTTGATGGATAAATTGATCTTGGATTGTAGATAAAATATTCTTCTATCTCAGGAAAATCATAATCCATTGGATTATCGGTAGTAATCCTTTGTAAAGTCTTTATATTGTTGAGTTTATCCGCAGGTTTTTTCTTTTGCTGCCTGATAAAACGCATCTTTGATGCATCAATATAACGAAGTTCTTGGATACCTTCTTGTGGATTTTTTAAATCGATTACTTTATGGTAATAAAGTCTACCATCAATATACCAATTTCTATATATTTCGTGACACTTTTTATCAAAGTCTAAAAGATCTAGAATATATTTAAACTCTTGACGAATAGTTTTTTTAATTCCATCACTAGCATTTAGGTTAGATAACTCAATCGAAACAGGAGTATCATTAGTATCAGATACGATTGCTTCATTCACAATATCTTCGATAGCACTATCCACCTCTGGATGCAGTGCCATTTCTCTATATCTTTTAATTAATTCGAATTCTGTTCTATAGACTCCTTCTAAGTCTACATAAGAACCAAAAAACCCACTGCTTGCATAATGTTCAACCCCATCCTCATTATTAGATGGGATGGGGGAAACGGCAGTGGGTG